GTGTCGCGCGGTGTGGTGTATTGTTGTGCGGCGATGCCAAGCGTCGTGAGCGGCGTGCCCGTGCCGTTGGCGAGCGTGAGCTTGCCCATGCAGTTCGCCGCGGTGCTGTAGATCACCAGGCGCGGATATTGCCCAGCGATCGTGTTCACCGCGGCGCCGACATTCGGAATCGCCGCCGCATTGATGGCAGCCGCAATCGACGCGACATCGCCATGCGCGCCGTCCGTGTTCAGCGTGACCGTGCGCGTGGTCACGCTCCCCGCGCCGTCGTCGATGGTGATCACCACCGAACTGTTCTGCGCGACAGAACCTGGAGAGATCGCGCTGAACACCGCCGGATAGGTCCACCAGCGGTTATTGGCATACGGCACGCCCCCGAACGTGCCATAGGCATAGAAAATATGCCCGCCGACATACGGCGAGTTCTGCCCGGATGGATCGACCTGCACACCCGACGCCGGCACCGCGACCGAAGGCGCGTCAGTCCAGCCCGTTTCGGGAAAGTTGTTGACAACATCGTATTCGGCGAAGCTTACGCTGGTCGCGAGCCCGGCGGAATCGCGCGAGTATTCGTCGAGCACCGGCGGGTTCACCACCTCCCAATGCCCGGCACATCCCGTGTTGTCGTAGAGCCGCGACCAGGAATAGACGCCCTGCACAGCGAGATCGAGCTGCCCGCCGGCTTTGCCGTAGGAGTTCAGCCCCGTATAGGTGAATGAACGCTGTGTGCGGTTGACGCTGCTGATGTTGGTGGCGGAAATATTCTCAACACCCGCGCTCGCGATGCTCGGAAACCCGAACCAGCCCTGGCCGGTGCAGACCCACGACACGTCACCACGCCGCGCCTCCACGCGTGCGACGCCGAGATAACCAGGTCCGGTGATGTCGGCGCCGTCGTCGAAGACGACAGTGACCAGCCGGTTGTTGTTGCTCACGACGCCCGAGAGGCGATACGTGCCGCGTGGCACGAACACGCGCACGCCCGCGCCGGAAGCGACGCTTGCGATCGCTGCGTTGAACGCGGGCAAGCTGTCGGCGCTTCCGGTTGGATCGGCGCCGAAATCCAGCAGGTTCACCTGATCGCCCGTGCGCGCGGCGATGGTGCGGGACGTGGTGCCGGAGGGCGAAGTCACCGCCACAAGCGGCACGCCGGACGAGCTCACATATCCGGCGGTATTGGCCGCGTCATAGGGCGTGAATCCCAGCGCGCCTGTCACATCGGCGGTGACGGAGGGCAGGCCCGCGATCACCTGGCCCTTCGCGTTCACCTGAACCTTGGTGTACGTGCCAGGCGTCACGATCGTCGGCAGCGTGACGTTCAGCGTGCTGCTGCCTGATCCGGTGACGTCGCCGTTGACCACCACTGTCGCCGCCGTCTGCGCCTGCACCCAGGCGGTGGTGGCGATGGCGTTGCTCGAGTCCCCCGACGGCGGATTCGGCGCGGTCGGCATGCCGGTGAACGCGGGCGAAGCGAGCGGCGCGAGCACATTCGTATCCGCTTCCAGCGCGCCACTGGCCACGGTGAGTCCGGTGCCGATGGTCACCGTCTCCGGATCGCCCTGCGTCAGACTGACGCGCCCCAGCAGCGTGTTTCCGGCCAGAGAGAGCTTCGGCTGCGTGTCGGCCAGCACCTGCGCGACAGTTGCCGCCATGCTCTGACCGTTCTGCTCGATGTCGGCATGCGGGATCCTCCCGATCGCCCGTGGTCAGGCGACCGTCCGTACGTTTTCTGACGAAGGGCGGAACGGCTTAGGCGGTACCGGACAGGCTGGCGCGCCACGCGCCACCGGCGCCGCGCCAGGTCACCTCGGCATTGGCGGGCACTGAGAGATTAGCGCCCGTCCAGTTGTCGAGCAGCGGCGCCGAACCGGCGCGCGCGAAAACCACCGGTACGTCGCAGCGCGCGCGAACCCGCCGCTCCTCCGGCACCGGCAAGCCGGACCATGCGGTGGCGGTGGCACCCGTGCCGTCGCCGTTGATGGTCACTGGCACCACCCCTCCGGGCGAGCCATCGCCTCCGCCACGACTGGTCACGACCACGCCGATCACCGCGCCGCCGCTGATCACAGCGCGCGCCGCAGCACCAACGCCGTTACCGCCGATCACCACATCCGCGCTGCTGTAGCCGGAGCCGCCATTGGTGAGGCGCACGAACGCAATGCCACCGGCAACCTGAGCAGCGAAGCTGCTCATCATCGACTGGACCGGTGCGGAAGCGGCGGTGATGCCGATCGCCTCGGTGACGTCGGGAAACACCACCGTATGCAGCCCGCCCACCACCGCGGGATTGCAGGTGAAGCGTGCGACCATGTTGAAGCGGTTGCCCTCCACCGTCACGCTGTCGGTCGCCGCCTGCAGGCATTGCGATGCGTCAACGCCGTCGCCGGTGAAGCAATTGCCGGTCACCAGCACGTCCTGCGGCCCGTCACGCAGCACCACGCCCAGCGCGCCGGTGCTCGGCAGAGCGATGCGGTTGCCGCTGATCTCCAGCCGCCGTGTCGCCAGCGGGAAGGCAACGCCGTTGCCGTCTGTCTCGACGTTCTCGACGCTCACACCGGCCGCGGTGCAGCCTTGCAGCACGTTATTGACAATGCGTGAATCCACGCTGCCGCCGGCATTGATGCCGTTCACCGTACCGGCGACGAAATTGCCCGAGACATCGCTGCCGACGGACCCGCCCGCGTCGATCCCGAACGCGGCGCTGCCTGTCACCATGTTCCCGGCAATGCGCGAGGCTGACACGTTCGCGAGAATGCCCGCGCCATTATTCGCGACAGTGCCGTTGCCGGAGAGCACATTGCCCTCGACCGACAGCGCATTGCCCGAAACCGCGATCCCGTACACGTCGTTGTCGTGGCAGAGATTGCCCGCGACGACGACCGAGATCACATCGGGATTGTCCGTTCCCCAGACAGCGGGCTGTGTGTTGGCCGCGTTGAAATTGCCCACCGCGATGCCGCGCGTATTGCCCCAGGCGCGGTTGCCCAGCATCTGAACAAGCCGCGCCTTCTGCCGGAACGTCGCGTCGTTGTAGTCCACGCACAGCCCGTAGCCGCCATTGCCATGCGCGCGGCAGCCCACCACCTGCATGCCTGTGCAGGCCTGCACCCACAGCCCATGCACCGAGTTGCCGGCGAATTCGCAGTCCTGCACGACATGTTCGCAGATCGTGGGATCACTCTCCTGGAGCACCAAGCCGCTGCCTAAAGTCGCACCCGCGGCATTGAGGAAGGCGCAGCGATGGAACGCGCTGGTCGTGCACTGCGACGTGACCAGCACGCCCCAGCTCTCCTGCGACACGGCGGCCTTATTGGCATCGAAGATCACGCCTTCCGCGCGGAACTGGTCTGCCTGCACAGCGATCCATGCGCCATTGCCCGTCTGGGACGCACGCTTGAGCACGCTGCGTCCGGGCACGCCGAGCAAGGTTATGCCTGGTGTCGTGATCGTCCATTGCCCATTGACCACGTAGGTCTTCGGCCCCAGCCGCACCGGCCGGCCAGAGGCGACGGCGGCGACGAACGCAGCGCCATCATCCGTTACCCCGTCGCCCACAGCGCCGAAATCCTCCACCGGCGCCGCGTCCGCCAGCAGGTCCGCGAGGCTCCGCTGCTGTTTCGCGCCGCTCGCCGTGACGGTCAGCGTCGAGGCATCAACCCCGGAGAGCCCCGCGAGCCCCGCCATGAACTGCGCATAGGGCACAGCCACGTTCTGCCCGCCCCGCCCCAGCGGCACCATGTCCGACGCCGCAGGCGCGCCGCCTGAGGGCAGCGACGTCACGTTCAGCCCGCCGGCCGACAGCACCCCACTCGAGAGGGTCAGGTTGGCGCCAACCGCGATGCTCTCGGGCGCGCCCGCGCCGGGGCTCTGCCGCCCGAGCAGCCGCCCCGAAGCCAGCGCGAGCTGGGGCTGCATTCCCGCAAGCAGTTGCGCGCGCGTCGCCTTGTGGCCGACGCCGCCCTGGCTGATCAGAAGCTCATCACTGTCGGACACCGCGGTGGCCACCGGCAATTCGTCGACGGTCGGCATCGCTCAGCTCTCCACTGTGATCGGCAGGCCGGTTGCGTCGGTGATCACGGCTCCCTGCTCCGTCGTCAGCGGGCTGGTTGCAGCGGCCGCTCCCGCCAGCGCCTGCACCGGCAGCAACACGCCGCGGCCGATCGTGCGGCCGCCCACGGTGGTCACGGCGACCTGCACACCGTAGGTCGTTCCGGCCTGGCCGCCTGAGAACCACATCACCGCGACCGCGCCATCCGCTATCACCTGGCCCAGAACCAGGTCACCCGCGGCGCTCGGCGTGATCGCGACATCGATGGTCTGAATACGGTCGCCGCTGCCGGAAAGCGCGGCGGAGAAATCGACCTCGTAGTCCAGCACGTCGCCCGGGTCCTTCCCGGGCCAGCTCGGTGGCTGCGTGGAGGTCGCCTGCGCACCTCGCGGCAACGGCGTGAATCCATCGAGCAACAGGCGGCGCGCGCCGCTCGGCCGCCACACGGGCGGGGCTGCAGTCGGCATGTGCGATCCTTCCGGTCAGGAATGCGGAATCAGAGCGGCCACTTGCGCGGCGAGCGCGGTGATCTGCGCCTGGAGCGCCGCAATGTCCGGCACGGGCGCTTCGAGAGAGGCCGAAGGTGCAGGCGGTGCGGCGAACCCGTTGCCCTGCACGACCCAGCCGACCGCTACGTTCTGTCCGGTCACGTCTACCCAGTGCAGCGCCGGGTGAAACAGCGTGGTGGGATTTGCATCCGTGGTCAGCAGCTCCGCCACCGCGCCGTCCTGCACGCGCGCCCACGTCTTGATGTTCGTGCCTGCGCTTTCGCTCATTCTCAGTACTCCACGATGACGATGCCGGCGGCGCCGTTGCCGCCCTGTGCGCCGGTGCCGGTGCCGCCCGCCGCACTCGCGCCGCCACCGCCGCCCCCACCGCCCGGGCCGATCGCCGCGATGCCCTGGATCAACCCGCTGGTGCCGCGTCCCCCGCCCGGCCCGCCGCCCGTGCCGCCGCGGGGCGCCACCGTGATCCCGTCCGTGCCGTAGGCGCCGCCGAACACCGCGTCACCGCCCACGCCGGCCCCGCCTGAGCCGCCTGCGCAGGTGGCCATCACCGTGCCACCAGCGCCACCCGTGCCGCCCGTGGCCGACACATACGATCCGAACGAGGAGGTTCCGCCCCCGCCGCCCTGGGCGGCCGAAGATGGGGCGGCACCACCGGCACCGACCGTCACGGGGATCGCCGTGCCGGGCGTCAGTCCGCTCAGCCACCGCACCGCCATCCCGCCCGCGCCGCCGCCGCCGATCACCGTGACTTTCGCGCGCGTCACACCCGCCGGGACCACGAATGTGTCGGACGCGGTGAACACGGCGGACTGCACGAAGCCTGGCCGCAGATCCGGCAGCTTCCACGGAATCGTGCGACTGGACTGATAGCTCGCGATATTCGCAGCGGCGATCTGGGTCTGTCCGTAAGCGACGGTGATCACCGCCAGGCCAACCCAGCCCGCGTCAACAACCGGCGTCGCCTGGCTGCCCACAGTCGCCGCTGCTCCGGCCTTGAGCTGCAACTGCACACGCTGCGTCCGCAGCGTCGCCTGCGCGGCGCCGGAATTCGACGGCCCCAAGAACGGTTGCGCTGGGTTCGCGGCGTTGTAGTAGGGCAGCACGACCGGATTGGCATCGGCTTCCTGAAACGCCGCCTGAATCAGGTAATTCACCGCCGTGCCGCTCGTCGCCGGCGTGGTCAGCGTGAATGTCGTGGAGGAGAGATTGATGCCCATCTTCATCAGCGTATAGGCACTGTCTGCCGCCAGCGTGCCATAGGCGTTCTGGTCCACGACGTCGTATTGCGCGATGCTGCCCGGGCCGACCACGACGCTCAGCGATGCGGGTGAGGTGGGCGTCACCGCCAGCCCGTCCACCACGGTCCTTGTGCCGAGCGTCGCCGCGATCAGCGCGCCCAGCCCCACCATGGCGTTGCGGTTCGTGTTCAGCAGATCGGTGTCGAGCGGGATGCTTCCCGGATAGACGATCGAACGATCCATGGTGTCCTCAGCTTGAGATTCTGGTCCACGCGATCGCGGCCACGGGCATCACACCGGCGATGGCCGCATTGATGTCGCTATCGGTCACGGCGCCCTGCAGCATCGAAAGGCTGGCGTATTCCACCGCCCCGGTGCCGTAGCCGCCGGCACCCGCGCCCCAGCCCGCGACCGTGGGGATGCCTGCACCGCCCGGCCGGAAGGCCGGGACGAAACATTGAAACGGCAGGCCGAGATTTCCCCCAGCCGCCACCTGCGCCATAGCCGAGCGCGAGGCCCCACCCACCCGTGTCCGCCGGCCGCGCCGGCTCGAACACCACGGGTGCGCGGCCGGTCAGGTCGGTCAGCACGGAGATCACGGCGGCGCGCGTGCCACGCTCACGCAGCATCTCGCGCTGGATGATCGCTCGGAATGCCGCATCGGTCTGTCCGCCGGCGCGCACGAGGCGGCCGCCGAAGCAATCCTGTGCAATCAGGTCCAGAAACCCGTCCGTCGCGGTCGCGATGCGCGTCTGCTGGCGCGCATATCGCAGCAGCGAATAGAGCCACGCCCACGCATCCGCGAGGCCGGCCAGTAATCCTTCGAGCAGAGGCGCAGAATCGGGGAACCAGCGCGCCGGCAACACCGCCTTCAGGCGGCGCACCACGTCGGAAGCGTCACCCGTCATGTCACGCCACCTGCACCGACGACGCTTTCACCACACCGCCCGCCCCGGGCGCGAGATCCCCCGTGCCGCCGTTGAGCAAAACGCCCGTCACGTTCGTCACATTTGCCGAAGCGTCGTATGCCAGCTGAGCCAGGCGCGACCACGCGAGCGTGGCGCCGATCGGCAGAGCGTTCACATAGGAAATTACGGCGGTCGCGACCTGTGCCGCGACATCGGTATGCACCGCCCCGGAAGCCGTCGCGATTGTCATGGAAATCTGTGCCGGCACGACCGTGGGCGGCTGCATGGCGTATGTGGCGCCGACGCGCCGCACCGCCTCCACCGCCGCCGCGGCCGAGGCAATCAACGAGGCGGCGGGCGCGCCCGTGCCATCATCCACCGTCACCACGAAACAACCCATGCGCGCCGAACCGTCCGGCGCGAGGTTTTCCTGGATTGTGTATTGCAACCCTTGCCAGAGCGAGGTGATGGCGTTCCCCACTGCGAGCGGCGTTGCCCGCGAGCGGGTGGCGAGGAACATCGCGAAGCGCGCTCGCAAGGCCGCGTCGCTTTCGGCATCCAGACCGCCTTGCAACGGTGCAGCGTTGGTGGCCGTATCCACGCCCGGCAAGGCGCTCGCCATCAACGTGATCGCGCCGGCCTGCACATTCCCGGCGCTGCCCGCATTTTCCGCGACGACCGGCACGTCTACCGAGCTGGTGCCTGCCGCCAGCGCGTATCCATTTTGGCTGGCGCTCCACGCAGCGAGCGCGGTGTTGGCGACCACCGTAAAACTCTGCGTGCCGTCCGCCGTGCGCACGATCGCACCAACCGGCACCAGGGCCGCGCTGGTGGGCACGAAACGCGCGAAGGTCACGACCCCCGTGGCCGGAACCGCAACCAGGCGGGTGAGCGAAAAATCCGCCATCCAGCTATCGAGATCCGCGCCCGTGCTGGTCGAGGCGCGCGTCGTCTGCAAGACCTGCAGGATCAGCCATTGCAGCCAGAGCGCAAGTGAGGCATTCGCCTCCAGCACCGCACGCAGCGTCGATCCCGTCGTCAGATCCAGCAACTGCTTCGCGCTGCCTTGCACCGCCGCCGCCACGCTCGAGACGAGGGAGGAGAATGTCCGGAGTTGCAGTTGCATCACGCGTCCGACGGAGAACGAAAGAACCTGCGTCTGACCGCTATCCGCATCGGCGTAGCGCACATGCACGTTGGTGCCGGCGCTATCGGCCTGCACGTCAATCACCGGTTCCGGGCTGCGCGCCACCGCTGCTTCGCGGAAGATCTGGCTGCGCACGACCGCGCGGATGTGCTCCGGTCGCGCGGGTTGGCCCACGAACTGCGCAAGCCCCGCGCCATAATCCGGCGCCCAGATATAGTCGCCCGGATTGGTCAGCAGCCGGCGCAACACACGCTGCTGCCCGAGCGTTGCCCCGGACACCGGCGCAACATCTCCCGTCGGCCCGACCGCAAGGTCGGACCCGAACTGATGCCAGATATCGTTCATGAACAACCTTGCGGTATCAGTCCTGCGGGCTCGGTGCGGATGTCGTCCCACCCTGCGGATCGGCGTGCACATGCGCGTCGTAATTCTCGCGCAACCGTGCGAGCGATCCCCGGCGGTCGTACACATCGCCGTCCACATGCAGGTCGCACTTCACCTGCACGGTGCCGTCGGAGAGCAGCTTGATGAAGCTGCCCGATTGGTGCACCAGCCAGATCTCGCCAGGCGGTGCACCAGGCGCACGCGCCGAATCGCTCCAGCACGCGCCGACGACAACACCGTGCTCCGCCTCGCCTTCCTGCGGCAGCACGAGCACCTGATCACCTGGCGATGGAAGGCACGCCAGCCCCCATCCCGCGCCGACCCAGGGCGAGAGCACCGGCAGCCAGCCGCTCAGAACACCTTCCGGCTGCAGGCTGACGCGCGCCGCGTAGCGCGCTGGATCAACACTCACCACCACGCCGAAACGCAGCTGCCCCTGCGCGCGATCGAGCGCTGCCGCCTGCGCCTTCAGCGCATTCAGGAAACGCTCCATCTCAGCTCTCCGCGCTCAGATTGCGCGCCAGCACGCGCTGGGTGAATCCCGCCGGCGAAAGCTGACGCGACACTTCGTGAACCCAGTAATTCTGATCGAAGGACGTGCCTGTGCCCTCCACCCGGACCAGCATACGCGGCGCCAACGTCAGCTCCCCCGGCATCGCGGCCGTGACCACGCGCTCGTGCTGCGACAGCTCGACTAGGCGCTGCTGCGCCAGGGCCAGCGCCTGCTCCGGTGTCAGATTGGGAACGACATAGACATAGCGCTGAACCTTGCCGCTCTCCTTCTTCGCATGCACCGATTTTGCGGTCTGCGTGTAGGCCTGACCGGCGCGGCTGTGCCAGGATTTCACCGTCACCTCGATATCGCGCGCCAGCGTCAATGCGCGCTCCAGATGCAGCTCCGTCACGTTCGGCGCACCCGAAGCAGTTGCCGCTGCACGCAACACCATGGAAGGGATCGTCTGGGCCGGCACAGGCCGGAAATGTAGCACCTTGCCGGTCATCCACACCTCACATCCCTCGACGCGGGCAAGCGTGACCAGCAGATCCCATTCCGTCGTCGCCCGACAAAACGCATCGAGCGTGATGCGATCGTGCTGGAGCTGCCAGTAGCGACCCACCGGCGTCGTCGTGACCTGCACATCCGCGGTCAGCCCATGCCGCCCGGCGAGCAGCGTTGCGATCTCGCTGGATGTCCGGTTCGCAAACGTCTCCTGCGTGCGCGTTTCTATCAGCGCAGCCGTCAGATCCCGCCCCTCCAGCACCAGCGTGTCCGCGACCGCGTCGATGGCAACGGAATCCACTGCGCCCTGCACCAGGCTCACCCACGGCCCGCCCGCCTGCAGCGACATGCGGATATCAAGCATCGTGTCTTCCGCATCCGCCCAAGCAGAAGCGACACCCGGCGCCGCACCGAGTGCCACGCGCACACGAAACCGGTCGGCGGCGTAGTGGCTGGTGCCGATTACCTCCGCCTCCATCGCACCCGGGACCGCCTCGCCATCCGCGAGCACGAGCAATCGCGGCGCGCGCACCGTTTCACTGAGCGGCAATGCCACCCCCAGCATTGGGATCCACATCGGGAATCGTCAACGTCACGACGCCTTCCAGCATCGGGTCTGAAATTCCATTCAGCTGCGCGATGCGTATCCATTGCGTCGCATCGCCGAGCTCCTGCGCCGCGATGCGGAACAGATCTCCGCCCGCCACCGTTATCGTGCGCATCTGCGCTCCCTTATGTGGACGCGTTCGCAAGATTGGCTGCCGCGCGGCGAATGAAGCCGCGTGCATCGGCTGCCTGTGCGAGCGTGCCTGCCGCCGAGGTCATGCCGGAAAGCCCTGTTGCCGACTGCAACGCTGTCTCTGCCGCCGAAACCGTCGCATCCGCCGAAGCTGATGCGAAGGTCACCGTTTGCACCGCTGCGCTATAAGCACCGGTGCCGCGCACGCCGGCGCCCGAGACCGCGACCGAAGAATTGGCCGTGGTCAGATCGATTCCTCCGCCGCTGGCGGATGCCAGATCGGCAGCAACACCCCCAATCAGCGAAACCGCTTCCTCCAACAACGCCTGCGCCTCATCGCGCAGAACGGTGCAGGTGACACGATAGGGAATCCAGTTTGGCCGCGCGAAATCCGCCTCGAAGCGCGACACGATGACCGAATAGAAGAACGCGTCCCAGGTCAGCGGCCACACGCCGCCCTCGGCGCGCATCAGATCGATCAACCGCGCCCGCACCGGCGCGTCGGAGCCGCTGAACACGCCGCTCCAGCCGATCTCCGCATCGTCGCGGCCGAGCATGTCGATCACGCGCGCGCCGCCGGGCATCTGGTGCACCGCCAGGCGCTGCGTACCGCCGAAGCGCACGCGCGCGGGTAGCTCGAAATCCTGGAACACCACAGGTCCCAGCAGCAGCATCGTCGCCATCTCGGTTCAGAACCCCTGCAAGGACCCAGGCCAGGCCACGCCCATGCGCGGGTCGAACGCGGTGCCGCCGCCCGCCGGCCGCCCCGCTTCCCGCGCCAGCCGATCTGCGATCCAGCGGCCCATCCGCGTGCCGTCCAGATACACATCGCCCTGCATCGGGCCGCCGCCCTCCCGCCCCTCCACCGGCGCTACCGAGGGCCAGGAAGGTATCGCCGTGGGCGCCGCTTGTGCCGAGGCCGCCATCGGCATCGCCCCGACCGGCGCCGCCACCAGGCCGCCGATGAAACTGCCTGCCGGACCAGGAGCGGCCGGCTCTTGCACGCGCTCGCTCCACTCATCGGCCGTGGCCGGCACTCGCGCGGGTACAGATCGCATCGCCACATCCAGCGCCGGCGCTGAGACAGACAGAGTTGGCATCTCAGGCGCCGGCATCGCCACCATCGGCGCCGGTGCGAATGCTCCGTAGCTCTCCGGCGCCGCCTGCGTCAGCGTGACCAGGTCCCGCACCACGGCAGGTGCTGCCGGACCCGTCATGGCAACCGGTCCTAGCATCGCCACGGGCGCCGGTTGCTTCCGCTCCGTTTCCGCCACGACACTTCGCGGTATTGCGGCCGATGCCGGCTCTGCCACAACGGCCGGTGCTGTCGCCTTAGTCCGGTCACACGCCGCCGTCGGTGCAGGCGCCCTGGCCGGAACCGCCAGCCCCCCGAGCGCGACCGCGACAGCCTGACCAAGCGTGTCCAGCTCCTGCCGTACCGTCTCGATCCCCGCCGCGACATCGGACGCAAGAAGCGTCGCTCCGGCCTCGTTCGCGTGATCGAGCCCGAACGCCGCCAGCACCTCCTCCGGCAGTCGCGGCGCGGCATTCTCCTCCGGCATCACGCCCGCTCCTTCCAACGCATCGTGCTGAAATCAAACTCACCGCCATCCAGCCGCCCGAGCGCCACCACCCAGGCCAGCCGCTCATCCGGCGGCAAACTGAACGCCACGTCGAACGGCACCCCGTTCCGGATCAGGTAGAGACAATCGACCAGATCGGGGTGCCGGCTCAGTTTCCCGCGACGCTTCCTGCATCCACCGACGCCGGAGCCTCCTTCAGCGCCGACGCAACCGCCGCAATCCCCGCATCGCCGAGCCGCGAGACAAGCCCCTCCACCTGCGCCTCGGTCGCCGGAAACGGCACCGGCACGGCATCAATCGCCGCCACGCTACACGCCAGCACCGCCATGCCGAGCCAGGCCTGGTTCTGTGCCAGCACCGGCCCCGCCGCCTTGAACAGCCGCAACTTGTCCAGCGCCGTCAGCCGCCGCAGCGACAGCGTGCGCCCCTGCGCATCCACAACCTCCGGCGCCGCCTGCGCCGCGGCGATGATTCTTGCCGATGGCGTCTCCATCAAACGCGTGTCCTGCGGCTCGCGAAAAACTCCAGCCGCTGCTTCACACCCGCATCACCACGCCACTGCCCGGCCTGCGCGAGTTTGAACACCGCACCGTCATACTGATAGGTCGAGGTCGATCCATCCGTCTCAGTCACATACTGATACAACGTGCCGCTCGGCATGCTGCCCTGCGCATAAAAGGCCTGCTCCACGGCCGCAATAAAATCATCCGCCGCCGAAGATCCGCGCTCCAGCTCGAACGCACCCTCCCAGCCCTTCGGCAACTCCGCCGCCAACTGCACGCCATCGATCCGATCGACGCGCACACTCGCCGTCACCTGCCGGCTCTCAAACCCCGTCACATGCGACAAATCCACCCGCCCGGACGGACCCATCACCACCAACTGACAATCCCGCCCGATCGAAAATGCATTGCCGGCCACTGCGTGCTCTCCTCGCGCTTAAGGAAGGCGAGGGGCGCTGCCCCTCGACCCCGCCAAGGGCGGAGCCCTTGTCCGCCAAACTCACTTTCTCTCCCGTTCGCCATCATCCGCGACAGCCGCTGAAAGCCTAAGACTATGGCGTCTAGCTCGCGAAAATCCGTTCGTTACACTACGCTTGCGTTCACCGCCGTTCGGGCGCATGAATAGGGAACGCATTAGGGAACGTTTAGGTTGGAGGCGCGGCGGTGCCACGGAAGGCGGCGGGACTGACGGCAGCGAAGGTTCGGACGGCCAAGCCCGGCCGCTACGGTGACGGTGGTGGGCTCTACCTACTTGTGCGTTCCCCGGAAGCCCGGTTCTGGGTCTTCCGCTACACAGTGGCCGGCACCGGCCGGCTACGAGATATGGGGCTGGGAGCCGCGAGCGGGGGTAGTTCCGTGCCACTTGCCGAGGCGCGCGAGAAGGCCGCCGAGCTGCGCCGGCTGGTGAAGGATGGCGTTGACCCTTTGGAGCAGCGCGCGACCGATGCCGCGGCAGCGAAGGCTGCGGAACAGCAGGCCGCGGCCAAGGCCAAGACGTTCCGTGACGTGGCGGATCTCTATCTCAACGCCCACAATGCAGGATGGCGAAACCCCAAGCATCGCCAGCAATGGCGCAATACGCTTGCCACCTATGCGCATCCACACATGGGCGACCTCCCCGTGGCGGACGTGGAGACGGCGCACGTCATGGCGGCGCTTGAGCCGATCTGGCAGGTGAAGCCCGAGACGGCGAGCCGTGTCCGCGGCCGGATCGAAAGCGTGCTGGACTACGCCAAGGCACGCGGCTGGCGCGACGGCGAGAACCCGGCTCGGTGGCGCGGGCATATCGCCAACCTGCTTCCCGCCCCCGGCAAGGTGGCGCGCGTGAAGCACCACGCCGCGCTGGCTTGGCAGGAGATGGGCGCGCTCATGCAGGCGCTCGGGAAGCAAGATGATGTGGCGGCGCTGGCCCTCGCGTTCGCTATCCTGACTGCGACGCGCTCAGGCGAAGTGTTAGGTGCGCGGTGGTCAGAGATAGACATGCATGCTGGCGTCTGGACTATTCCGGCGATCCGCATGAAGGGCGGGCGAGAGCATCGTGTTCCGCTCTCCAAACCGGCGCTGGCGATCCTTCGGACGGTCGCCAAGTTGTCCGATGAGAAGACCACCGATGCCTATGTGTTCCCCGGCGCTAGGGCCGGCAAGCCGCTATCTGCCATGGCCATGGCAATGGTGTTGCGCCGAATGAACCGGGCGGACATCACGGTTCACGGATTCCGCAGCACGTTCTGCGACTGGTGTAGCGAGTGCATCGGCTGCCCCCGCGAGGTGGCTGAGGCGGCCCTGGCACATACTCTCGGAGATAAGGTGGAGGCGGCCTACCGGCGCGGCGACCTGTTCGAGCGTCGTCGCCGGCTGATGCAAGACTGGGGCGCTTGGTGCTCGCG